CGAGCTTTTTCTCTGGAATGGTATGTCCTTCTTTAACACCCAAAGATTTACGCAACGCACCAGCTCTGTGTATTGCGTTCTGTATCCATTTTTCAGCCATGATTAACTCGCAGCTGGTGGGGTTGGAGTAGCCTCTAGTGCAACTTCTGGAGCAGCTTCTGGAACAACAGGAGGAGGAGCAACTAAAACTGGTGTTGGATCTACTGGTGCAATTTCTGCAACAAAGTTAGACACAACAGCTCTAGCTTGATCATCCGCATCTAATTGTTTTGACTTTAAAAAGTTTTCAACAATAGACACTTCTTTGCCAACATAATTAACAAAATCATTAATTAAATTGTGTTCTTCAGAACGATGTCCAACACTTCTTACAAATGCAATTGCTTTTTCAAATAAATTCATTTTTTCCTCGCAGCTCTCATGTTATCGACTAAATTAGGATAAGGTCTACCAGCAGCTTTAGCCATAGCTTTTGCCGATGCCTTTTTTGCTGAACTTAACTTTTTAGGTTTACCTAAACTTTTCGGTCTTGGCTTATCCCATACCTCGCCACCTTTTGCATACATAGCAACAGCATCAGGGTTATCCTTTCTGTGAATAACCTTTTTAGTTGGCATCTTGGATGGGTTCATAGCTCCCATACCACGACTGGCTCTCATTTGTGAGCCTTACCACCCCAACACATTTTTTCAACATGATCCATGTGATGGTGATGATGTTCTGCATGCTTTTTAAAATGATGCTTGTGATGTTTATGAGATTCAGTCTCATGTTCAGAAATGAACTCATCATGACGTTTCATATCTGGACCTGATTCTGGCTCCATGTGTTCTTTGGTTAAATGTGGTTTCATCAATTTCTCCTTAACAATATTTAGTCTTAGTATGACCACGCATAGCGATACCATCAGCACGATGTGATGTAGATCCACCATGAGCCATCTTCTTTACATGACCACCATGTTTTTTGGTATTGACTAATGGACCATCTCCAATAGTATTACCTTTCATCTTAGGATGACGATCTTCTGTGTGACCATGTTTTTCAACTTTAGACTCACCAAAACGATCATGTTTATTAGAACCTTTTTCAACGTCTTCTTTCATAGTACGAGGACCCATTGACTCAGCTTTACCACCGTGAGCCATTTTTTTCATGTGAGCTTTACCACCATGCTTCATCATTTTAGCTTCATGCTCTTCTTCTTTAGCAATACGTCTAAGTTCTTTAGCCTGGTTCATTTCATGCATCTTTTCACTTTCGTGATGAGTTGCACCACCGTGAGCCATTTTTTTCATTTTATGATGACCTTCATGTTGAGCCATATGATGTTCAGCCATTGCTAAATGGTGATGAGCTAAATGCTTATGATGAGCTTTAGATAAGCCACCATGTTTCATTCCACCAGCCATTGGAGCACCCATTGGAGGTGCTGGAGGAGCCATTGGAGCTGGGGGATTTCCCATTGCTCTTGCTGCCATCATTGCCATCGCTGGGTTCACACTACGTTTTTTCATCGTTGCCATATTGATTCCACCTTTTTTAAAATGTTTGCCTTTATCGGCTTCTACAAAATCACGCCCCACCCTTTGTGGAATGTGAACCTTATCAGCAAACGCCTTGGAATGGGCTATTGCCTCCATAAAATCATGCTGTTTTTTACTATGACTTGGCATTACTACCTCGTATTAATTCGTTAATTTTATCTTCCAAACGATTAAATCTCGTATCGATGTGGTCCATAATCTTACTTAATTCAGCTTGTGTTACTGTATCACGAGCAACTTCTTCACGAGTCTTGTTTAATAAAATACTTAAACGATTTAACTCCTGAAATTTTTCTTTCATTATAAAACCAACGATTGCAATAAGTATAGTTAATACTGCATTCCAAAATGGCATGATTGCATCATTTAACATTTCCACTTCCTTAAACTTTTGTTGATTCTTGAATTAGGATCATTTGCAGTTTCCGCACTGGTCAATCTTTTTTTCATGCCTTCCATGCGAGCACAAAAAGATTTCTTCCGTGATCCGCCTTCTGGTTGTGGAGCTTTTAAATGTGCACCATGCTCTTTGTTATAAGAAGCTCTTCCTTTGGCATTTAAGCCGCCACTAGGATTTTTACCTTCTTTACGTTGCCAAGCTGGTGTCGTAGCCATGATTAGATACCATTAGAAATTAGTTTGCCAGCAATAATAACGCCAGCTGCAATAGTCGTTGCTGTACTTGTTACTAACTGCCATTGAATATCCGTTTTTTCTGTATAAATAAACGGATCAGAAGATCTATTGGCTGTGTAAATAGAAACAAATGGCTGTTGTAAAACATTTAATTTCACGCCAGTTACGTTATTAATTGCTTGTACAGAATAAGTAACAATATTTGATGATGTATAGCTATTTGATGTATTAACTTCAGCAAAGTCTAAATAGAATGAAAATCCTGCTGGCACGGTATAGATTGTGCTTTGTGACTTACCAATGCCAGTATTAATCTGTGCATAAGTAGCAGTTGCACCAGCATTTTTAGCTGTAATTGTTCCAGCATTTGAAGTCTGACCAGAAGCAACTCCAACCATAATCATGCTGTTTACACGCAAATATTTATTAGAACTAACAACACCTGTTTGACCAGTTAAAACAATTATTTCAGATATTGGATTAAAGTTTGCATCAAGTCCATTAATTTGTACGGCTGCTGGAGCTACATCGGCTGTTGAAGAACTAGCCACAGTTACAGTTGCAGCTGAAGCTGGATATGTATAAGTAGTAGCATTTTCCCAAACAGGAATTTGTGTATTACCTACTGCAGATTGATATCCAAATAGACTTAATGTTTGATGCCCAGCAATCTGACCACGAGAAACTTGTAAATCAAATGGCTCTGTTCTCGCAGAACGAGTGATAGACATTACCGAATTATTGGTACTTGGTATTCCATTTGGGCTTTGTGCCATATTAATCTCCTAAAATTTTAAAAAGGGGACCGTAGCCCCCTATCGGATTAATTAGTCAAAGTTACCGTATGGGTAAGTTGTCGCATTACCAATGTTCATGTCATTTTGGTTGTAACGTAAAGTTACTTCAACTTGACCTGAAGACAAACCAGCTGAGGTTGTTGTCATTTTTAATGTCACAACTATTTGGGTAAACCATGCTGGTTCTTGACCTGCTTGCAAGTTTTGGAAGTCTTGCAAAGTTGCATTGCTATTGGTTAACTGTGAGCCTACAAATGTTGCTGTGTAACGCTGTGCAGATGGGCTAGAAATGTTAGCAAATGTTGCATACACACCAGTAGAAGTTGCAAAGTTATTAGAAACATATGGTTGAATTGCACTTACAGCCACTGGAGTACCAGCGTTGTCTTTTGGAATTGTGCCAACATCAAGGATAACGTCAGTGATATTACAGCTGTATGGCAAGTAGAAAACTACGCCACGATAAACAGTATTGGTTGCATCAGCTGTAGGAGCAGATGCTGCTGTAGGACCAGTGTTGCTAAATACACCGTTTTGTGGGGTGTAAATAACAGCATTACTGTTTGGGATGTTATTTGAAGCTACAAATTGACCAGAACCACCACCATAGTTAGCACCAGGTGCAGTTACTGAAAAGTCTAAAAGAGCTGTTTGAACGAGGTCGGTATAACCAACATCACGAACAGGACCAAAACGGTTAGCACCAGATAGGATTGGTCCATTAAATGTAGAACGTGCCATGACAAATTTCCTTATGCAAAAGTTGCTATTCCGATCGTTGCATCGTCTGCTGGGGCAGTGGTGGAATAGTTAATCACCCAGTAATCATTAGTTTACTACTTCTATAAATTTGTGCAATCTTTTTTATAAAAAAATCCCCAGTTTTTAGGCTGGGGACAAGTCCTCTCACGAAGGAAATAACCTTAGTAAGAACCGTAAATACCTAATGGATCAGAGACACCAAAAGAATAACGCTCACGAGACTTGTAACGTACGTTACCTGTATCGAAGTCACCATCCATTGAGTTCTGTAAAGGTGTTCTTACGAACATCTTAAGACCGTTAGGAACATCAGTAGTCAAGAACCATGCATTAGTTGCTGTCAAGAAGTGGTTAATTGCATAACCTTCTGGAACAGAACCGTTGTTCTTAATTGCGTTGATGTCGTTGTTGTTTGTACCAACACGAAGTTCAGTATCTAACAAACGAGTTGCTACGAACTGGAGTGCAGGTGGAACAATCAACTTCTTCGGTTTTGCAGCAATTAATAAACCACGCTCATCAGTCCATGCAGCGATTTGAATAACAGCATTTTCAAGTGCAGTTTCGTTCAAGTCAGCAGGAGTTGATGGAGTGTTGGCGTTAACACCACCAGAGATTAATGGGTGTGCAGTAGAGAACAAAGGCTGACCGTCACCATAAGTGAACTGGCTATTAAAACCGTTGTTTAATACAGCAGCAGCTTTAACCTGTTTGGTGTAAGCCATTGCACGAGCCAAAGCTTTGGTATAGCGACCAGAGAGAGAATCGTACAAGTTATCTTCGATTGCCTCTTCAGTTAAGCTGAAACCAAGAGCGATAGTTTCGTGGTTATAACGAGCTGTCCAAGCCTCTTGTCCGTTGTCATAAGCGATGGCTTGACCTTCGTTTTTGACTGGAGCAGCTGAGAAGCCTGACAGTTTTGTTTCTTCTTCAAAAGAACGCTCAGAAGTTTCGATTTCATAAACTTCTTTATGTTCTTCACCGTAACGAGCATATTCAAGACCAAACAAAGCGTTTAATCCAGGTAATAGCTCTTTTAATAGTTGTGCACGAGAAATAGCCATTTAAATGCTCCTTAATTAAACACCAGTTGAGTTGAAATAACTATGGAAACCTGCGTTCCAAGTTACCAACGCTTCTGGATAGCCTGTGAATGAATACTGTGTTGCAGTCGACTGGGCTGTTGTTACAGCTTTGTTGATCGTCACAGTTGTGCCGTTTACTGTTGTTACATAGGTATTGCTACCTGGGTTAATACCAGGACCTGAAATGACCATACCAGGAAGGATCTGTGTATTTGCAGCAGATAAAGTAACAGTTGTGCTAGATGTTGTAGCATTTTGTGTCACAGTAACAGCTGATGCAGTTACAACTTGAACAATCTTGAATGGTGCAGTTGCAGTTACAGGAGTAATAGCAGAAGTACTAGTTGCAGCAGTTGCTACAGCGATACCAGCATATGAATCACCTGTTGTTGTAGAACCAGTATTTCCTTGTGCGTTACCAATGTAATAAGCATTAGAACCAACGAAAGCTGGGTTAATGTACTGGATAGTTGTTGAACCAGATGTTGAGCTACCTGTGCTAGATAACACTACAGTTTGGAACACAGCTTGTGGATCATCAACAACATAACCAATAGCGTCAGGAGCTGATGTAGCACCTTGCCAATATTGGTAACGATTCTTACCATAAATTGGGCCGCCAGTTGTTGAATATTCACAACCAACAAAAACACCAATCGTACCAGTTTCAGCAGTAGTTGTGTTGTAAGCTAAAGTTGTTGCAATTAATGTACCAGTATTACTTGCACTTGAACCAATTGTTACAACGTCACCGTTGTACAAACTAGTTGCATAGCCATTGACGATAGGGAACATGCGAGTAGAACCAGCATATACACGACCACCAATCAAGTTAACTGGCTTTAGTCCGTATGGACCTGCTACTGTAGGATAAGCCATATAATTCTCCTAAAATTATGAACGATTTCCAAAACTAACCGTAGACTTCCGTTCTTGGAACAGAGGCATACGAGAGTCGCTTTGCCTTAAAAAACTATTATCTACTGCATCTGCATTCGCCTGGGTTTGATTTGCCTCATAATCAAATCTCGCCTGTACAAACTCTTCAGGTATCTTGCAGAGTAATAAACCACCAATCTCAATATTGTCTTTAAAACGACTATCAGGATCAGTCAACATGCCATATTTCGGTTGCTCTTCAGCTCTGACTGGTTCCCAGCCTTCTCTCAGTTTTGAAGAGAGATTACGAGGGTCAGCGTTGTTAAGCATCGAAACCCTAACCCAGCGATAAGCAAATCCTGCTTGCTTGTCTGGTTCAGGTAACAACTCTGGAGGTCTCCAAGCCATTGGTCTCACAGTTTGTTGTCTAGTTTCAATTTCACGGTTATTACGATTTTGTTCAGCCATTTTGGGACTCCGATTTTACATATGCATTAAAATATTGCTCTGGTGAAATTTTTAATTTCTTACACAGATCCAGTTGTCGAGTATTTAAAGTAATCTTTTTTGAAGAGGTAGATCTCGTTGCTGGTGCAACTACCGTGCTTTTGCGAGTTGTTGTAAAGGTTTTGGTCTCTACTTCCCCAAACTTTTCAGGGAATCGTTTTCTCATTTCTGCATCAATAGTAGACCAGTAGTGATCGGAGCCTAGTGGGACTCCTTCCCTTTCTAGTCGCTTATGTATGCCCATAGCGAGAAAACTCATATCATCGTCAGTACCATACCACTTGTTTTTGTCAAGCCACGCTTGGGTTTTTGAGTCCAATCGTGCAGGTTGGTCCTGCTCTTGAGGTATTTGTACCTCATTTACAGATGATTGTAAAGCATTTTCATCGTATTGTGGGCGATATCTTTCCATTTCTTGAGCTTTAAACTGCACTTCAGTTAATCGCTCTTGAGCTTCGACCAATCTTTCAGCATCACCAGAGTCATACGCTTCTTTATATTCTCTTCTTGCCTTATCTAAGTCAGAGGCTAACTTTTCTTTAGCCGTATTAACATAGACTTTTTCACCATCAGAAAGTCGACTTTTTAAAATCTTGTTCTCATTAATAATGGTATTAGCAAGACGAATAGCTTCTTCGTTTTCTCTGAGAGCTGCTTCTTTAGCCCTACGCTCGTCATTTAAAAGTTTCTTTGCTTGAAGAATGCGTTGTTTAGCTTCTTTAGAGTAAGACTCTAAATCATCAGCTTCAAATTCATCAACGATTTCTTTTGGCATCGGTGCAGCATTAATCCGATCTTCCTCTGGGGTATCATCAACAACTTCAATTTCAACTTTATCATCTTCAATATCTTCACTTAAAAAAGAAAAATCTTGTTTTTCAAATTCAGCCATTGTGTTCTCCTTAAGCTCTAGTAATTCCACGAGGATCATCTACTACTGCCTCGACAGAATCATCATTGATTAATCGAAATTCTCTGCCATGAATCTTCAGGCGAGTGCCAGTATTCGGTCTGGCTAGAATAAAGTCACCGACTTTACACCACGGACCATTTGGGAAACGCTTTTCGTCTTGATAACAATCAGGTCCCATTTTTAAAACAAAGAATACAGTAGATAAGACTTCTTCCATGTGCAGAGTTTGATCTGCTTTTAGAATTCCACCACTATGTTCTTTTTCTGCATCTGGTATTGCTACCAACATGCGATAACCCATTGGTTCAGGTAACTGCTTTGCTTTTTCTTCTGCTGTTTGAGGCAGGGTTGTTGTTGCGTTCACATCATCGGTGTTTGAGCCGATTAGGATTTTACTCATCGAAATTCTCCAGTCTTGATTTAAGGTCTATGATATTTCTACGCACGGTGAGCAGACCATGTATCTCACCACACATTCTTTGGTAATCGGCATAGTCTTTGGCTTCACCGATTCCCAGAGCCTCTTCAAGAATCTTTACTTTGTCATCAATCTGTTTGAGAAGATGATCTAGTATTTTTTCTTTCATTTAATTTCCTTTTTCTTTAATTGTTTAGCGTTTTTATATAAATCAGCTGTTACCTGAAGTTTTTGACTTTGGCGTTGTTGATTCATTTGGGCTTTTGCATTACCAATTTGATGACCTAACTTCATACCTTCTAACTGTTGTTTGGCTTCTAAAGACTCTCTATCAGATCTTGTTTTAGCTCCAATCTGCATACCAGCAATTTCTTTTTGGGCTGCAATACGCATTTTTTCAATTTCAATCTGATCAGCACCTTTAGCAGCATCAATTTGCATCTTCTTCTGCTTAATATCAATTTCTTGTGCCTTTAACTGTAATTCTTTCATCTGCATCTGGATAATTGGATCTTGTGCAGCTTGTTGAGCTTGTTGTGCAGCTTGAGCCGTTTGATTTTGACCTAAAATATTCTGTGCAGCTGGTACAGCCATGCGAGTAATCTGCATTTCTTGTTCTGGTGTTAACTTAATATCATCATCTTCATTATCAGAATAAGGAATTTGGATACCCATTTGATCTTGCATCTGTCTCATATACTCCATTCCCACATGCTCGGTAATATGTGACTGTAAAGCTTGCATAATTTGTGGTGCTTGTGGGTTTTGACCAATGATTTGTTTGATTTTTGGATCATTTAATGCAGCCATATGGATCTGAATATGAGCTTGATGGTCTTGATACATGAAAGCTTTGAGTGGTTTATTCTTTAAAGCGTTCATATTCTCCGTAATAGGGTCCGTTGGCTTCATATCTTCTTGCATTGGCACCAATTTTTCTGCATTTTTTATCCCAATCACTTCTAACATCTGTCTATGTAGATAAGGTAAGTTATAAAGCTGGGGTGCAGTCTGTGAAAGCTGTAAAACTGCCTGATATTGCACCACTTTTTGGCTCATAGTAGCCGCATTAGGATCGCTTACAGGGATAATATTGACCATTTCATAGTCAGATCTACGAGCTTTACGGTCTCCAGTATCAGGTTCAAAAGAATAATCCTCTGGAGCGTAGTCAGCAATAATCTCTTTGAGTAATTTAAACTCTTGTTTCATTGAATAGTGGATACGAGCTTGTATCGCACTCATGACTTTCAAGGTTCTTTCCAAAATTGCCAGCGTTGTACCGACTGGTGACTGGCTACTCATGTCACTTGCCTTCAAATCGCCACTAGAAGCAAACCTTCTACCTTCTTCCACAATCTGATTGAGCAATGCCATCAATGTTTGGCTTGGTTCTTTGTACGGCAACGGCATGATGTTGTCTTTCATCGTGCCAGATGGTACATCTACGTCTCTAAATTCGCCTGGAGCTATCGGTGTATCGTCACCTTTGACTCGTAATCCACGAGTTTTAAAGCCTCCTGGAAGATTAGACAAGGATCCTGCATCAACTAACTGTCTTAAAATAGAAGTTCCAGATTTGGCAAAAGCCCCAATAAGGTGTATAAGCCCAAAGTGGTAAAAACCAAAACCAGGAATATAACCATAATGAACAAAATGTTGTCTTTTTTGGTGTGTCTTGTCATCTTCTCTCCAGTTTCTACGAATTGCCAATATCGTTCCATTGGCTTTTTCAATCGTTACGACATACGGAAGAGCGATTCCAGTTTCAGCTCCTGCCTTATCTTTATGTTCAAAGCCAGGTAAATCTAAGTGCACATGCATTTCTAAGATTTTAAACCTGTCATCCGTGCTGGCTCTAAACCCTAACTTTTCTGCTATCTTCTTTTCTACTTCATCCAGAATGTTATCTGGTGTTCCTAAACTAATATCCCTGTAAAATCCTGCATAAATCAAGTGATTCATCTCACTTTCAGTCTTACGCATCACATGGGTAATTCTTTCAGCCGCCTCAAGACTACTCGCACCATAGGGCACAACCAAGTCTTCTGCTGGAATATACATCGAAACCTGACGATCTAGCGTTGGATCAACATAGACTTTCTTAAATCCATTACCTGAAAGTCCTACTCCCCAGAGCATACGCTCATGTTCAGGGCGATATTCTTGCATCACATCCACTAGCTGATGGTTCATGTCTTCAACCACTCTACCCATTGCATCTTTTTTGTCTTGGGTTTCTTTACCGACTATCTCACCCTTAACAGGACCACTTGCTGGAAAGGTTTCCATAATGGTTTCAGATTGAAACTTAATCACCGCTTCTGCCAAAACAGGATGGTAAACTCCACAAGCACCTTCCCACGGCTCTGATCGTTCTTCAATCTTTAAGCCTAGTAACTCTAAGCCATCCACATAAGTCTGTATCCAGTCTTTACGAGAATCAATGTCGGACTGAAAATCTCCCATGAGATCACCAGCGATTTGCGTTAAAACAGATTCAGGAACATATTCCGCTAAATTAGCGTCAAAGTCTTCAATAGACTCACCACCGAGTTGGACTTCTACGCCATCCATTTTGATGTCTACTTCTTCTGGATCGACAATCTCAATTTCAACATCTGGTCCATCGATGGCTGCTAAACCTTGTGGAGCTTGATACAGGGCTTTATCTATTGACATATGAATCCTTAATAATATGCACGTTTACGCCTAAATTCTTTAGGCTCATCTGGCTCATCACTCTGTAAAGTGATAAATCCACCTCTTCTGAATCTTAACAAAGCTTGTGTGGTTGAGTCTACCAAGTCATCATGATCTGAGTTTGGAAATGCCGCCAGCTCTTCTACGACTTCTTCAGCCCATCTTTTTCTTGGTGCCCATACCTTACCACTAGCAAACAAATCTGATACGCTATTAACCCTAGATATTTTATCGTTTCCCCTAGTCGGTGTAAACTCTTGAACAGGTATTCCCATTCGTCTAAGCTCAAATATAAGGGGAGCACCAGACGCTTTCGCTTCAACAATAAAGCTGTCAGGTTGCCAATCCTTGTACATCTCGTAGGCTCTCTCCTTAAGAGTGGGGAACTCCATACGTTCTTTAAGTGCATCCAATAAAATAATATGTGGATCTTGTTCGTTTTCATTTAAATAAAATACTCCCCAAGTTGTACAGGCTGAATAGTCGGCTCGCTCACTCTTCGTAAATGCCGTATCCCATGACTGGATTATATAGTGACATGGAGGTGGTGTCTCCTTTTCCCACACTTGCCACCATTCTCTTTTAACAATCGCACCTTCTTCACTTGTTGGATCTTGCTGATACTGGGCTTGCCATTTGGATAAAGGTAATTCAATGCGAAGCTTACACAGTTCATCATAACTCCAGAACTCTGGCCATAATGGTTTTTCATTTCGCTTAATCGCTGGAAGGCTGATAATCTCCCATTCATCACCATCTCGGTCAATCATCGCCTGACAAATTTTGCCAGTCAAATCTCTCTTTGACCAGCGAGTATTGTGGGAAACAAAACCATTGGCTATAAAATTTTCAGTGCGGTCTATTTCAACATCAAATACCTCTGCTTTTCCTGAAAAAGTAATATTAACTATTGGGTCTACTGTGAAGTCGGAGATACGATGCAGCTCGTTCAAGTATGTTTGCTGTTTTTCCGTATCCAACTGCAAGGTTGCAGTCGTTGCACAATAATCCCCTAATTTTTCCTGTTTCATGGCAGTGGTCAATACATAATTTTCCATTCCAATGGGCACGAGTATTTTTTGTTGTTGGTGGTTGACCGCATACATCACATCTATTATTGCGTTCTTGAACCATTTTTTCATATTGTTCAACAGTAATTCCATATCGATATTTAAGGCGATGTTTGCGAGCCTCTTCTGTTGATTTTTTTGGCGTATATTTTTTCCCATAATGTGTGGAACATAAGCCACGACTTGCAATTTTTTTATTACATCCTTCCATTTTGCAAATAATACCTTTCCACTTTCCATGATGCCCCAATGGTTTAAATGGTGCGTTGGGGTTTTTTCGGTGATAACTTGCTTTTGCTTGACATGGTCCGCATTTACCAGCTTTTGTTTTTGCTCTTGCAAGTCTGTTGCACCCTTCAACGATACAAGTAAATCTCCCACTTGAAGATGTTTTAATCTGGTCCATTCTAATACTCCTTCATTCATTACAAGAAACGGATGTCTCTCATTTGCTTGTAGTATTTTACCAGATTGTGTTTGTATCGTATATATGAAATCAAAACCATTTGACTGCCAGTTATTTACTTTGCTGGTTGATAATTTTCCATGATCAAAAGTGGCAACTATATCACCTTGTTTTATATTTTTTAATAAAGTGTTTGTTCCGTCAGCCATTAATACATTTGTATCGCCAACCATACACATCACTACAACAATCGAACCACCAGGTTGTAAACGCTGACGTGGACCTGACGTATACCACTCGTAAACCTTATCAAAAACCGAAGGATCTCCTGCTGCCAACGCAGCTTCCTGTTCTGAATGAGGATCATCGATAATGAGTAAATCAGCTCCCTTACCAGTAACAGTACCACCAACACCAATAGCAAAATACTCACCATTAGCATTGGTGGACCAACGACCAGCAGCTTTGCTATCCGACCGAAGAGATACATTGGGAAATACTTTTCCATAATTTTCTCCATCAACTAAGTTCCTCACCTTCCTACCAAAACCAACCGCTAGTTCTGCCGTGTTCGAGCATTGAATAATTTTTTTATTGGGGAATTTACCCAAATACCAAGCAGGTAACAGGTAAGAAGCAAATTCAGACTTAGTATGCCGAGGAGGCATATTGATAATAAGTCGTTTAATTTTTCCACTAGCAATCTCCTCAAATTTAGCTGCCATTAACGCATGATGTTCGCCATGTATAAATCCTGGCCACATCGTCTGTACAAAACTCATAAAGTCAATCTCGCCCTCTTCCCTGATCACAGATCCAAGGTACGCACTTACAATCGGCATCAATGGCTTCTTCTCCTCATCAGGCAGAAGCTCAATAATCTCTAACAGCCTTTTTAATTCTTCATCCATTAATATGCCTTAGTTTTAAATACGCAGGTCGAATGCTACGAGTGTACTTTAAGTCCCCTTTGCAAACCCCTATTTTAATTAGTATTTTCATTTTTCTATATGTATTGCCACGACCTTTCTCGCCAGTCATAAACATCACATCATCTACAGTAGGACCAAAGCCAAAGTTATTCCAATAAGCTTCAATCACATGGAAGATTTCCTTTTGTGCCTTCGTCACTTTACTCTCCTAATTAATTCTTGTGCCGCCTCCCAAGCAGCATCATGCATCAGCGTATGCTTTAACCTATCCATTAGAATCATTAACCTTCTCCTATCATGAATAGCTAAATACTGTAGATACTGTTCAACATCATCAAAAGTCATTCTTATCCTCATTCGGTTGTTTTCTAGCAATCCTAAATCTATTTATACTGCTACATGGAAAAGAACTTAAAGCAGTAGCATCTCTTAATGTTTTTAATATCGCAATTGTTTGATCTAATACCGCTACCTCTATATCAATTCTTTTCTTCCATTCTTCGTAATTTTCCAAAATATACCCCCCTACCCTTTTTCTACCCAATTTGTCATGGGGGGTGTTTCTATACTCATTTTCTTTTCAATCCAGCCAGGATTTTGCACCCCTACCCCATCCTTTTCACTTTTTTCTTCTTTAATATCAACAACTTGTTGTAACCTTTTCATCTGCAAAGGTGACAATTCTTCGCTTTGGGATGGTGATTGATTGTGGGGAATAGTATGCAATTCCGAACCTATGGTCAAACTCGGATTTGGGTGGGTGGGGGT